CCCTCCTTTCTCTGTTTGTCCCTTTTGATATTTTATATAATACATCATATTATAATATATGTCAACATATATTATTGATTAATATACTATTTTTTACTATAATACAAATAAGTAATATATGAAGAGGTGTTATATGTACAAACTTAATGTAAAAAATCTTTTAGATGCAAAAGGTAAAACACAATATTGGCTTGCTAAACAGACAGGAATATCTGCAAATAATGTAAGTAAAATCTATAATGGAGAAACAGTCAATATTAGACTTGATACAATTAATAAGTTGTGTGAAGCATTAGAATGTACACCATGCGAATTATTTATTAATGACAATACAAAATAACTTTGTATTGTCATTTACATATAGTATGTTACATATTGTTTAACACATCTTTCATTCCTACTGCTCCATTAGCATAATTATTAACTGTTGTATTCACATTACTATGTCCTAACTGCTGCTGTACAAATGCAAGATTTCCATTTCTGTTCATTATACTAGCATAATAATGACGCATCATATGTGGTGTTATACCATTTCCATAATTCTCAAATATCTGTTTGATATTTCTTTCTGTTGTACGAGTTCCATTTTTATTTACAAACACAGCTTCTGTATCAATAATGTTACTTAATGTGCTTCTGTATTCTAACCACTCTCTTATAGCTTTTAAAGCAGATCCGCTAAGATATACTGTTCTATTTTGCATTTCTCTGTACACACCTTTACCAAGAATAGTAATATAAGGCATTTCTTCATCTAAATGCAAATTAGATAAATCCAAACCAGCAAGTTCAGATTCTCTTATTCCAGTTCCTCTTAATACCCGAAAGATGGTAATATTTCTATTCCTTACTGGAATATCCTTTTTCCACATTATTTTCTCTTCCATGTCGTCAAGTTGTTTATCTGTTGGAAGTTTTTTAGTTAAATTATTTCCAGATGGAATTCCTTTATAAGTTACATCTTTAAAGAATCCATCTTTAATTTCAGTTCCCTTCACTCTACTCATATAATCCCAGAAACTGCTTATAATATGTTTCCTAGTTTCTAATGTTGTAGGTGACATTCCATTCTGTTCTTTTGTCTTTAAATATAATGTTATATCTTCTGCCATAATATCGGTAAAATCTGATGGCTCAATATCTGAAATATTTGTTTTATCAATAAGTTTCTCTTCAATAAACCAATTGAGCAAATCTACAATAACTCCAAGATAATTTAAAGCACCTGCTTTACTTTCAATTTTAACAGTGAAATATTTTCTCATATATATAGGAAAATTTAACTCATCCAACTTCCTATTAAGCTTTTCAGCATTTTTGTTTTGTACTTCTATTTTGTAACACATATTCATCAACCTCACTTTCATATTCGTCTATGTAATAATTCTCTCTTTTTATCTTTGCAGCCTCAAAAATTTCTTCATATGAATCACAAAATCTTACTTCGATACACTTCGTTACCTCTCCGCACTTCAAACAATACAAATCTTTAATATGTTTTCGTTCTCTTTGTCTCTGTCTCTGAATTCCACTGGCTAACATATTTTCATTCATACATTTCATACATATGAATCTGCTTGCATGTTTTGGATTTCCATTCTTATATCTACTCAAAAATTATTCACCTCATTTCCGCAATAAAAAAGAAGCAGGTATTTCTGCTTCTAATACTTGTTTCTATATTTGATTTGTTTTCAATAAGAAAGCAATTTTTCTTTAGGTTTAATATCCCAATTTTTTCATACTTTCTATATTAAATTTCCAATATGTTTCAACAATATTTCCATATCTCTTTATAGCAGCCTGTCTTAACTCATCATTTGTAAAAATTAACCCTGTGTTTTTTAAATCGCTAAATAATTTCTTGCTCATTCTAGGAGTTACTTTGTTGAATCCATGTCCAATTTTTTGTGTTACAATTTGATAACAAGCTCCATTATCAAGTATCAAATCATTTTCACTTATGTCTAATATATTTCTTCCAACTTTTAACTTAACCATAATATCATATCCTTTCTTTTGAAACAATTCTTTCACTGGATTATTTCTTTACTATTTCTATTGAACTTAGATTTTAATTGTATTACTATATACTAATCCCAACCTCGAAATCTTATGTTCACATGATGATTTTGTTCTTCCAATAATACGTGAAAAACATTCTTTTCCTTCCAATGGAAAAAATTTTATTAAAATTTGTTCTTCTTCTTGTGTCCATTTATCTGCAATATATTGAACATTTAATTTTTTCACACGATTAATACACTGATATTCTGTATGCCTTTTTAAATTAGTAAAACATTTTTTGCCTTCCATAGGATAATTTTTAATTAAAAAATCATCTTCTTCCTCAGTCCAATCATTGTAAGAAGATTTTCTTATTCCGTGTGTTTTACAATATTCAGCACAAGCTGATGCAGTTCTACCATTTAATCTTTTATAAACACTTCTTCCCTCCATTGGATAATATTTTTCAAGTATAGTAATTTCTTCTTCTGTAAAAGCGTTATTATTATTCGATTTCAACCCAAGTATTTTTGCTCTAGTTTGACACTGCTGCATAGTTCTATTTTTAAATCTTTTATAAACATTTCTTCCTTCTGCTGGATAGTATTGTTTCAGGATATCATCTTCTTTTATAGTCCAATAATCAATATTTCTATATTTGATACCAAGCTGTCTTACCCTACCTTTTATAGAATCTTCAGTTCTACCATCTAACATATCAATCACACCCATACATATTGTAGGATAATTTTCAATTAATATATTATCTTCTTCTTCAGACCAACACTTATTCAAAATATAAGAATCTATTTTATTAAATACATCAATACATTCTTGAACATAATCATTAATATGAAATTCTCCAACATCAAATTCCTTACTGCATTCAAAAAATTTTCCATTTTGCCTATCAATAATCTTTTTATTTAATTCACTTTTTAAATTAAAAGATTTCAGACTATTAAAATTACTTACCAAATCCAAAATCACACGTTTCTGATTACAACCTGCATCAATAGCACGCCCAATCTGCTGATAATAGATAATATTTGATGTTGTGGTTCTTAAAAGAATACACCCATGAATAACATCTAAATGCAATCCTTCATTTAATTTATCAATAACGAAAAGCAGTTTTAATCCTTCTTCTTCATTATTTTCAAAATTAACAAGATTCTTTTTCACTTCACTACTGCATGAATAATATGGATATTCAAAAATCTTTCCGTTATATCCAGCGTCTCTAAACCACTGAATCACAATATCCTTCATATCATACAAATGTTTCTTGTCCTTACAAAATACAATATATTTTCCATTATAATCAGTAATATACTTTTTAATAATTTCAGGAATACCATTTGACTTTTCAAGCTGCTGTTTAGCTGCTTTTAGTTCCTTCATTAAATCAGATTTCTCTTCATCGCTGTTTCTCCCTTTTTCAATCTTATCTACTATATTATCATACTCTTCTTCAAAAGTATATAAAGCAGACACATATACTGGCATAACAGGAATTATTTTTCTTATAAGTGCTTCTGCTAATGAAATATCACACGCCTTGTTATTATCGAAATATTCTTCTGCCATATCTCGTCCGTCAGCACATCTTAATGGCGTAGCTGTTACTCCAAATACTTTTGCGTTTGGATGAGAATCAACTAATGATTCAAACTTAATTCCCCATGTTTTAGCACCTGTTCTATGCAATTCGTCACACACAATCAGATCTGCATTGATATTAACAATTTCATTATCGGACATCCGTGAAAGTTTCTGATATGTATAAAATACTGCATTATTGATTCCATATTTCTTCATTTTATTCTTTGTCTGTTTAATAATCTCCCTATTTGGAGCAAATATCACAGCATTCTTATTTTCATTTTGAAACATTTCAAGTAATCTTAAAATCAAGAATGTCTTTCCTGTTCCTGTTGCCTGGATTGCACAACATTTGTTAGATGTCTTGAAAAACTCAATAATCTTTTCCATTGTCTGTTCGTTATGTGGTTTTAAATCTACCTTGTACATTTACATCAACCTCTTTCTTGTTTTGTATTTTTCTTACATATACTTATTCTCCATTTCAAAATAAAAACGACCAGATTTTACTCTGATCGTTTTGCTTATATATCTATTCAATTTTTATTCATTCATTGCAACTATTTATCATCTGTAGTATCAATTCTAATTCCTCAATTTCAGTTTTGAGTTTCTTCATACTCAATAAAGCACTGATTGCATTATCTTCATAACCTTGTTGTTCAATATGTTGTATATCAATCTTGAAATATTCCTGTTCGTTCTGTAGATTTTGCTTTTTAGCAGCTAATCTTCTTTCTAATGCTTCTTTCATAATATCGCCCTTCTTGCCACTATATATTGTGCTTACATCTTATTTAAGCCACTGCATATTGATTTTAATTTCCATTGAAATCGTCATTTACTACACTGGTTTATATTTTTGACGATTTACTTTCTGTCTTTCTTCAATAATAAGATTCAAAACAATTGTTAGTCTCCTCTTTTCACTTGAGGAATCAGTCTCTCCATATATCTTAGTCAGTTTACCCTCATATTCTTGTTGTAAGCTGCACAATTCTCTTTCATATTCTATCAACTCTTTTAGTGTCATATTTATCATTATATCACCTCGTTTCTTCTGCTCATTAATCAAATCCAATACTTCACATACAAAATTTTTGCCCACATTGAGGACAATATGTATTTGTAGAATATACATTACTACCACAAATACCGCACTGATGTACAATTGTTGATTTTCCAAATAAGCTAAATTCTCTTTTATTATTTGTTGGAAATCTCTTTTGTTTTCTTACACATTCTTCTATGGTATCAATATTAGCCATTAAATCTTCAATATCACCAACTGCAATAACTCCATTTTCATTACTATATGCGATTTTAAATTGTTGTATGGATATCAATGCCGCATTTATTTCTTCTTCATACATTTATATCACCTCAATTTCCTATTAACCAATCTCTTCCATCACAAGATTTGTGTTCTTGGACAATTTCATCAGTTAATTTTATATTTTTAAAAAGTCCACTATCAATTGCTGCACAACCATATGAACAATATTTATCTGTAAACCCAGTTCTTACAACAATAATTGAATTTTCAAGTAATGACTTACCACATTTAGAACACTCCATATATCTTTCCATCAATCACACCTCACTTCATTACTGACACATCAATAACATTTAATCCAGCATCTTCTAAATCCTGTTCAACACAATATCTCAATGTTTCTTCTGATGACTCATCATCATAGAATTCTCCTTCAACTTCTACAATAAGTTTTGCTTTTACCTTATTGGGGTTATTCATTGTTTTTGACATATGTATCACCTCTTATCTTTCAGTTACAATTAAATTTTCTATATCATACCTGCAATCAATCCAATGTTCATATAGTCCAATGTTTTCATCTGTTGGCTTCCTTGTTGCTGATGAAATATAATTATCAAATTTAACGATTGCGTTATACATTTTCTCAAGGTCTTCTTTTGTAATCTCGTCAGTATTTCTAAATTCTTTCACTATATCACCTCTTCCAATCTTCCGAGTAAATCATTCTTTCTTTGCATTGTGGGCGATAGGACTTGAACCTATTCTTACTTTTGTCAGCCTGATTACTGATTTACGAGACTTGAACTCGTTTGCTTTCGTCAAAGCAGCCCCTATATTAGCTACCCACATAATAAAAACAATCTTTTACAACACTTTAAATTTACACATCGCAAATTCAAAAATTGTTCCTTCAGATAATTTACCGGGATTATCCCAGTTTCTAAATCTGCATAATATTGGCTGCCATATTCCCACATTTTCTTCTACTCTATAAATACGTCCAAGTGTAAAATTTCCATTATCACTTGAATTATCAATGCATTTGCACTGCATATATAATCATCTCCGTTCTTTCATCTTGTCACTAAACTTTTAATATCTTGCCAAAGCAAACATTCTGCATTTTTGTTCCATCTGACATAGTTGTTGTGGAAAGTTGTGCTATCTGTCCGTGATTGCCAACCTCTTCATCAGGAAAAGATTTGCTAATCAAATCAATCAGCTCTCTTTTAGTTAATGCCGTATGTACTACTGTTTCAATTACATTTCTATTTTCCATTTACTTCACCTCAATTCCAAATATCTCACAAAAATCTTTATCCTTAATAACATCTGCAATTTTGAAAAATCTATGTGCAATCTCATTAAACATATCAGCCTGACAAACTGCTTCTGCTGCTTTTGGATGTTCGCTTTCCACAAAAGTCTTATATTCTGTTACAAGTTCTAAAAATAATTCCTTTTCTTCTTCCCTTTTACAAATGACACGTTTATAACTTTCATAGCATTCCTTTAGTCTATCATTGGGAATACCTATAAATAAGTTTCTTCTTAACATTTTATCACCAGCCTATCTTCCATTGAAAGTTAAATTTACTTGTTTCTATTCTACATGATATCATTAGACAACTCAATTACTTCATTACGTTTAATTGAATGGCATATAGTCTTCGTCCTCTTCACCATTTTTCTTAAAAATATCGTCATCTTCTCCATTATCAATACAAGTATCATAACCATCATTTCCTATTGTAAAATGTTGAAGAAAATCAACTTCAATAAAATTCGCCATTTCTTGAATTTTTCTTGTGATATTAATATCATTTACACTTGCATCTTTTGAACCATTTGGATGATTATGAGCTACAATAAATTTATTCGCACCAGACAATAATAGAAATATTGCAAGCTCTCTCATTTTTATTATAGAAGTATCTGCTGTTCCATGTGATAGTTCAAACACTCCTTGCGGAATCATTTGACAATTAAATGATATAATATAAACATATTCCTCTTCTAAATATTCCATCTCAAACGTTTTATTTAAAAAATCAATAATTTTATCGTATGTTGAAAAATCTGAATTCCATTGTATTTTTTCTTTTTCTTTTAAAATTGGAAAATTATTTTTCTTATTTCTAAACGTAATATATCTTTTAATTTCCATTATGTTATTCTCCTTTAAAAAATAGATTTAGCAATTATATCAGCAGCCATATCATTATACTGATTTAAATTATTTTTCAAATATATTTTTGTTGTTTCTGTTCTAGCATGTCCTAATAACTGCTGAACCACATATATATTTTCATCTGTCTTTTCCAACATAATATTAGCAAATGATGCTCTTAACTTATGGGGCGTTACCGAATATCCAAGAGCTTCCTTTGTGTATTTTATTACAATATCCGACAATGATCTTTGTGTCATACGAGTTTTTGATTTTGAAATGAATAATGCATCTTCATTTTTATCTATAATTCTTTTTCGATCACTTATCCATTCTGAGACTGCATTTTCTAATTGAGAACTCATAGAAAATGTTTTTTCTTTATGTCCTTTCTCTATAACACTTTTAATAGAATGATTCTCAAAGTCGATATCTTCAATATTTATTTCGCTTAATGCTGTTTCACGTATTCCAGTTTGCATAAATAGCATCATAATTGCTCTGTCTCTCGATTTCCATTTATATTGCATAGCAACTGACCTTCTATTTCCTGCTCCACATTCTACAGCCAATAGTACTTCTTTTAAATCATCTTCGTCTAAGAATTTTCTATTAACAAAATCTTCTCCACGAACCCTTTTTATTTTATTCATAGGATTTTCAGTTATATAATCATTCTCTATTAAGAAATCAAAAAAACTTTTTAGTACACTATGATAACACTTCCTATAAGATAATGAAGATTGTTTTTTATTTCCATTGTTATCTGTTATATATTCTATTGAATCCAAAAAACGAGTAATATCAAACTTTGTTACTTCTGTAGCTTTAATATGTCTAATATCACTCGAATCAATAAAATATAAAAATTTTGCTATTTTTCTTATATATTCTCTACATGCTGTTGGTTGCCTTCCTGATTTGAACTCATAATAATATTCAGTTACATATTGTGGTAATGTAGATAATATTTCTTTTATATTTTTTTCAATTTGTAATGAATGCTCTAATCTACCTTTCATTTTTATCACCATCCTTTATAGCATATTATTTAATTTTTCAATGCTATCTAATAATTTTTTCAAACTATTTGTAGTGTCTTCAATTGTTTTAGATAAATCTTCTACATCTTCATTTTCTTTTTTATCAGTTTCCTTATTTAAGCAGTCTTCAAAAACATGACCACCATTTTCAATATACATATTAAACAACATATCACCTGGAACTGTTTCAAATAATTTTCCATTATGATAAATCTCGTAATCAGGTACTTCATTTATAGGCGCTTTAAATCTAAATATACATAAAATAGCAAATTGCGTATCATCATAGCTGTCAAAATAATTTTTTTTCTCTGGTTTATCACTTGCAATATAATACCATTCTTTCATTATTTTATCTCCTTTATTTTTCACTTCGTCTATATTTTACTCTTGCTTCCCCTTCTTCTATAAATTTATCTTTTAAAGAGTCAGCCATTGGGCGTAAAGTTGTTTCGTAATATAATTTTTGTTTATACCATGTACTATATGGTTCAGCCATATGTTCATAATATTCTTTTACATATTTATGGAAAAATTTATTTATATCTTCTATTAAAGCACCTTGACCTAGCATTTGTTCAATTGTTCCATCTGATAGTCGAACAATTTTCTTTGTTTCAGGATCAAATAATACGGAAAATGATTGTTGACAAATTCCATAGCCAGACCATAAATGTAACATTTTATAATGTTCTTCAGTAAAAATCATATATCTTTCAACGTATAATTTTCCCGTTTTAAAATCTTTATATTTTATTCCTGGATATTCTTCTTTTCTATGCTCATCGTCTCCGTATTTAATATGTGTTCTATCACTTTCCCCTCGTAATGCTTTCGCTTTTTCTTCCTGATATTTTTGTTCAACTCTACGAACTGTAATATTTTGAGTATATCTACCAGTTTGTGCATCTTTAAGCCAAACATCACCATTATAATCTCTCTCAGTTACCATAATATGATTGGTAGACAAGTCTCTTTTGTTCATATTATGATCTAAATAAGTGTTGGTTTCATTATTTCTATATCTCGTCTTATGATCATTATCTTCTATAATATTTTTTACATCATTGACACCTTTACAACCAATTCCAAATATTGTATAAAATAATCCGAATAAACTCATATAATTAACCGCCTTTCTTATTCTTTATAATCTTCACCAAAATGTTTTTTCATAAATTCTTCTGCATTTCTTTCTGCATTATTTTTTTCTTCTTTTTTATTATCTATAAATATTGCGATTACAAACATTAATATTATTATACTTATAACTGTACCCATAATCCAAATCCTCCTATTTAACTATTCACGTATCACTATTACTATTCTAATTCTATCATATGATTTTAAATTTTGCACTATATATCCAAGTATTGTAGTGATCCATAGTAATGAAATTTAATACATTCTCAAATCCCTTTATTACATCCGTTGCAAACAAAAATCCTTTACTGTATCCCTCGTAATTATTATTAGGAATAATTGTAACGTACTTTCCATTCTTATGTACTTCATGTCCTCTCTTAGCCATTTCCTTCTTAAATTCTTTGTAATCAAACATATTCATCACAACCTTTCACTGTAAATTATCCATTCCTTTCCATAAAAAAATAAGAGACTGGATATTTTCAATCTCTTATATGTTCTCTAAATTATTCAATTATTATAATTTCTCATCCTCAATATCTTCTAAGCTGTCAATTCCTAACTCATCCATAATATCTTCACAAAGACAACTTCCATCGCATTCAGCTCCATCATACATAACAGTCATCTCTTCAACATTTAAAACATAACGGCTTTCTTTCTGTTGCTTAAATAACTTTAGTACCTGTCTTAATAAATATTCTTTCCTATCCATAACTTTTCTACCTTTCCTTAAACAAATTCAATGACAATTGCCCTATAAAATACTCCATCGACATTCTCAATCAATATTGTTTCATCCTGATCGCCTGTCATCATTCTTATATCGCTTACGTCAAGTATTACGACTTCTCCATCCATATATAAGTCTTTAAATTTTATTTTCATTTAATAACTCCTTCTGAAATTTCCGTTTCGTTGCTTTTAGAATAATGGTGCAAATAAATAAGAATAATCATCTTCTACAAACGATTTAATTTCTTCAGGTGTCATAAGTGTAGCCATTTTATCAATCTTTTTAATATTCCTTTCGGTATATGAGATTGTTTTCTTATTCATATACTCATAAGGAATATGCCAATCTGGATGATCTTTATTTTCACAATTCCATTTCATGTAATTCTCGCCATTCATAGGCTCGCCTTCATTATAATATTTCATAAAGCAATATTTAATTCCAGCATCTGTTATATCAATAAAAAGCTGTCCATCATTATTTGGTTGTCCAAATAAAAGCTGTAAGTCTCCGTCAAATTCTTCAACTTCTTTAAGAATATCAGAACTAAATACAATATCCTTCATGTCAAAATTCGTTTCACAGAAACGTTTTAGCTTTTCAAGCTTTTCATTGTCATTGAAACAGTATTTATATTCCATAAATTCATCTTTAATTTCCTCTATAATGTATCTTGCACGACTAATCATTCTCTCACCGTAATTCCACTGGAAATATCTTGCGATTAAACCTTTAAAGTTCTGCGTTTTTGGATGATCCGTTGCCGAACCATACACATAGTTTACATTATATCTTATATAAATTTGGCTTCTCTGTCCCATATTATCACCATTTTAACCTTTCTAATTTCCTTGTAAATCATCGTTTCATTATATTTTAAATCCAACATTCGTTCAGGAAGTATTCTGTATCAATCATTCCACAAAACCACTGAATCGAATCTGGAATATTTCCGTTTTCTACTGCTTCTTGCCATTTTTCACTTGATGAGTTCTCATAAGTTTCAAGTTCATCTTCGATTTTATCTAGTATAGAGCAATAATCTTCAACTCCGTATTTATTAAATACATAGTCATAGATTTCTTGAAAATCTGCACAATTTCTTAATACTTCCCATCTATCTTTGCTCATAATGTTTTCCTCCAATCTTCACAATAAATCCTCATTTCATCAAATTTTATACTTTGCAACCGCATCTTCCCAATTGGCAATGATACAGATTTTGTCAATTTCTTCAGCAATTTGCTCTATTTGTTTTGCCGTATTACAAAACGTACCTTTAAGACCTCGACCGAAAGCTAGTTGTATATCATCCAAAGTCTTTTCCTTTTTTAATTTTAGATTGTATCGTCTGAGAAGATCTGGTAATTTTTCTTTATGGATAATTCCATAATGATTATCCCATTCCAACCATAAGGCTTCTGCAAATAATTCTTGTGGTAATCGCATATTATATCCTCCATTCTTCCAAAGAAACTCTTGTTTCCTTGCCTAGTTTCTTTCATATTTATAATAGCTTCCGAACCATACAAGTTTTGGATTCATAATCGTACCAACATTTTCTTTAACCTGACCACTATCGTTAAATCCTTTTTCAGTCATTTGTTCTGCATGTTTATTACGCTCCTCTTCTGAATCATAATGGTATTGTTCTATCAGCTCTGTATAAGAGGTATGCTCTCCATTTTCATATGAATGTTTCTTGATAATACTTTCTTTTACAATCTGCATACTTCATCACTCCTTTACTTCTACATTTAATGTAATCTCATACTGTTCACCTTCAATCAACCGTTCATTTAACACTTCTGTTTCTAAGGGATAATTCATATCATCAATAGAAACTCCATTCTTATCTACAAAATCATAAACTCCATCTGCCTTATTCCAAAAATCTCTTAATGTTTTTGCCATAATTCATCACTCCATTTCATACTTTGCATTCTTTGTATTCTCTTTCAGTTAATAGTCCTTCATCGCACATATTTTCAAGCGTTCTATATACAGCGTTTGCTCTCCAACTTGCATATGAAAAACCATCAAACTCTCCAATAAGTGCATCTCTGTTTTCTTCACTTTGTTTTTGTAATTTTTCTGCTAATGAAAAATTACGAAAGAAATATGCTTTATACATGGCTGCTTTAATTCTAAGATTCTCAATTTCATATTCCTGAGAAACTAATTTCTCTTGAGATTCTAATAACTGTAATCCCAGATTCCCCAATGAACTTCTTTCGATTCTGTTTCCAAAATAAGTATAATTCATAAATCATCACTCCACTTCTATATTAATTCATCAACTTCAACTACATCAGGATTATCACTAAACCATGAATCATTCTCTGCAATTTCCTTTAACTCAATAAAATCTCTTTCAGAATCAAAGCAATCGTTGTGTTTCAAATAAGCTACTTTCACCTTTTCTCTTGCATCTTCATATGACTCTGCCTTTACAATTCCAACAGCCAATTCTTCAATTCTGTATGCATATAAGTTTGTAATATCTAGCATAATCATCACCTCTTTATAATTTTATCTTTCCATAATCGGGAATCATCTGAATAAATTCATCTGCATTTGTAAACTGTTTATTGATTTCAACCCAATACTGTTCGTTATTTGTATCTGTACAACAAGCTTCTAATTTAAAATCATGCTGTGCGTAAATTGTTAAGCATAATTCTACTTTCTGAATAGATACACCTTCTGGAACTTCTTCAACTGTTGCGTACTCTTCCAAAAAGCTATCAATTTCGCTTTCTTTTAAATCATAATTGTAAAATGCCTGTAATGGCTTGTCTGTGTCATCTAACTCATTGAATGTAATTTTTGTATAATCTAACATATTAAGCACTCCTCCCTATAATAAATCTCTTAATTTTTCCGCAAACTCTTTCAATGCATTTTCTTTATATTCCTCGTTATGTACTAGATCAACTACACCAGGAACACCTTGAAATCCATTTCTCTTTGCTTCTAACATAAGATATGTTTCTTCCTCAACATCAAAGCCATCATAAAGTTCCCACATTTTTTCGTGTAAAGTCTCTATTAATTCTTTCTTTGTCTTTGGATTCTTAATTGTAATTTCAGTACTCCAATCCTCATTGCAAGGGTTATCTCCCTGCATATATAACTCAACTTCACCATTCTTTATTTCTGATATTCTAAAATCAAAATCAGTTCCTTCTGATAACTCATCAAGATACTTTTCTAATTTATCTTTTTTCATATAAATCAACCATCCTTTCCATTTGAAATTGCTATTTCCTTATACATTATTATTTCGTGAATTTTATTCCAATCAATCTGCTTAAACAGTTCACTTCTAAAATCTTTCAACTCGTCTGCTTTTTCATACTGCTCGCAATAATCATCAACATCATCAAAATAATCTTCGTCTGTTTCCATCCACCAATCTTCCCACTCAGACTCATCTTCGTTCCATATCTGAATACCGCCTGTGCTACAATAATCAGGTTTAATTTTGTTCTGCAACTGAAAAGCATCATATGCAGCTAACAGATCCATAATCTTTTTGCCTTCTTCTACTGTATCAACTGGAACATAAAATGCTCCTCCATCTGCTCCTACTTGTGGAATCCACCATACTCTTAATTTACTCATATTATTTAACCTCACTTTCTAACAACATCCTAAGTTTGCGTACCAAAACCAATTCACACCATCGTAACTTGCATAAATGTCATCACCTTTATTTTTGAAATATTTTGGGTATCCGTTATTTTTCATTTCAATCTCTCCTTATACCAAATTCCATGTTTTAATAGGTGTACTAACTGAAATATTGAAGTTATCATCATTCCGTAAATCTTCAATTTCCTTTCTCAGAACAATGCGTTCAAATTTCTTTTCCTTAATCGCCTTTCGTATTACATTCATTGCACCTGCTTTTGACTTATAATCTCTATCAAATGTTGCTCTCTTGTCTTTATCAGGAAACCCAACAACTTTATAGAATACTCTATCAGTTGCCTTCCAAAAGTTTTCACTAATAGGTATAAGCAAATACTGTTCGCTCATCCGTTTAAAATCCTTTTCTGTTTTACTGATATATGGATTGCTACCATCTGCAAATTCTATATGCTGCCACATA